TACTCGAAGATCAGTTACCCTTCGACACCCAACAAAGATTTCAAATGGGAGTCGGGGTCTGACGTGCAGGCCATATGGCGCAAGTACGGGTGGACGCCACCCAGCGAGAAAATGGCGCCACCCCCACCCGAAAGATTTATTGAACTTGTAAGGAAATTCAAATGACCAAAGAAGTAAGCCAACTCGCGCGCCAATTGCTAGGCACCGCCGGCGCAGTGGAGTTCTATACCCAGCAAGAGTTTGACGCCGCTGTAGCAATTGCCAAAGCCGAGATCATGACGGTGGCTATCGAGACGAGCAAGCGAGCCATCATGATTGAGCGCAAGGAGTGCTCTAGGCTGGTCGCAGAGCTTGCGAATCAAGAAGATGAGGGGGAAGTAGCCACAGCCCTCATGAACGCCGCTAAAGCGATTTACAACCGCATACCGAGTCAGATGCAATGAAAATCACAGAAACAGAAGAAAAGGATTTCATTTACGCCCAAGGGTTTGACATGGGGGTGACCTTTGTGTTGACCGCCATGATTCTGCATTTTGAGAATGGAGAAGTTCTAGTGGATTCGCTTAAAGCATTTATGGATCCCCAGCTAGACAAGGCAAAAGCCCACTAAAAAAGGTATTAGGGAAAGTCCCTATTAAATACTTGCTGTAACTTCGTGTTAGAATTCACTCACTGCAAAATTAGCAGGTTATTACTGGAGCAAATTATGAACACAGCATCTAATCCCTTCGACGACATGTCCAACGACTTGGACTTCGGCGCACCAGCCAACTCCACAACTTCCGAAGTTACTTACTTCGAGCAAGCTTGCACCAAGTGCAACGGCACTGGTCGCTTCACCTTCGGTTACGTCAACGTTCGCTCAGGCGAGTGCTTTGCTTGCAAGGGCAAAGGCAAGTTGTCTTTCAAGACTTCACCAGCTACGCGCCTTAAAGCAAAGATGGCTTCACAAAAACGTGCTGTTGCTGTGGCACAAGCCAAGGCCACCACTGCGCAAGAGTGGAAAGATGCCAACCCAGCAGAAGCCGCATGGATGGAAAGCAGTGCCGCTAAGTTTGCATTTGCTGGCGCTATGCTCGACGCCCTGAACAAGTTTGGTTCACTTACAGAAAAGCAATTTGAGACAGTACAGCGCCTGACTTTGCAGTCAGCACAGTTCATGGCAGAACGCGCTACAGAGAAAGCCGCTCGTATCGAGTCAGCCCCAGTGGTGACCGTAGAAGCTATCGAGGTTGCATTCAACAACGCCAAGCAAGCAGGCGTAAAGCGCCCCAAGTTGCGCCTCGACACATTTGTGTTCAGCCCAGCTTCAGAGACAAGCGCTAACGCTGGCGCCATCTACATCAAAAACAAAGAAGACGGTTTGTACTTAGGCAAGGTCATGGGTGGTCGCCTGTTCACATCACGCGAATGCACCACAGAGGCCGCAGAACGCATTGTGGCGGTGTCTAGCGACCCAGCCCAAGCCGCCATAGCCTACGGCAAGAAATTCGGTGCCTGCTCCATCTGCGGACGTGCATTGACAGACGCTGACAGCATCGCTCGTGGCATTGGCCCCATCTGTGCTGACAACTACGGTTTTTAATTTAACAAGAGGAGAACATCATGGCTACATATTGGAACGAACAAGGCACCTACCAAACCATTGCAGAAGCCCTTCAGGGGCTCGTGCCAGCGATTGGCGAGGTGCCTGAGGGCAAGACTACCAACAAGGCGCTGGAGCGCTTCAGAAGGGCGCAGAACTGCTACTACGACCTGTACAACAATGGACTGGGCAACCGGGCCCGAGAGTTCAGCACGTTGTTCAGGATTCCCGGCGTCCCACGCGAGATCAAGCAAAACTATCGCACCAACTTTTTGGTGTCGTCTGTGACTGAGGGTGCCATCGAGAACAAGATGGACGGATTCATTCTGGATGCCTACCGCGAGCAGGTGGCATTGGGCAAACTTCAACCAGTGAACATGGAGGCCGTATGAAGCGCATTTACATCAAAGCTTTCAACAAGCTAACCAAGATGGGTGTACCAGTCTACGAGCACCACGACGACAACGGAAACTTCAGCATCAGTGCTGAGGACGAGGGATCATCCAACTGGGTGAACTACTACGATGGCGCTCGCGTATGGGGTGACAGCATCAAGCCTGAGCTACGCGATACATTGATTGGCATGGGCCTGTTTGCAGAGTGGCACAACCCCGGCAGATTGGCTGTTTATAAAATTTAATCGTATTAGGGAAAGTCCCTACTTCCTAACTCCTTTAATTTGGAGTTAGAATTACATCACTGCAAAATTAGCAGGTTTAAAAAGGAAACATTATGAACTTCGGTACACAAACAGGCAGTCTCGTTAACCACATGTACAGCCGCATGACAGTCGGCGCTCCAGCACCAACAGTTGGCATGGGCGCTACAAAATTATCATGGAGTGATCGCCACGCCGCAACGGTGACAAAGGTTACTGAGTTGAAGAGCAAAGTGTGGGCATACGAGATCAACGTCATGGAAGACAAAGTGACGTGTGTCTCTGGTAGCGCACACGATGGCAGTGCCGTCTACACCTTCGAGCCAAACCCATACGGATACGCTGACATGTATCGCATGGATCGCAAGACAGGCAAATGGGTTCGCGGTTACATCAACGGAGCAACAGGCAGATTCAAGCAACGCCGTAGTGGTGGTTTGATCTTGGGCATGCGTGAACATTACTACGATCCACACTTCTAAAAAACGAGGGGGGTTGACACCCTCCTTTAATTCCATGTTAGAATTACTTCACTGCAAATTTAGCAGGTTTATTTAAAAGGAAATTACCATGATCACAGTAGACAAATACAACATTCGCGTAGTTGGCAAAGGCGAGAAGTATGGACGCGACTTCAAGCTCACAAACCATGAGGACAAGCCTTTGGTGGAGTTCTATGACGCTCGCTATCCGCACACGGAGTTTGGGCAGTTCATCACACGCTACTACGTTGGCACCATCTTGGGCAACGACGGTTACCACGGTAAGGGTGAGGGTGGTTTAATCCTCGACGGCGGCAACGCTGATTCATGGACTGTGTCTGCACGGGACATGGACATCGTCCGCGCATACTTGAAGGGATACACAGAATGAACTACGGACAACTACGCGAGACTTGCGTCAACAAGTTCAGGGAGTACGACTCCAACATGTGCTCACGCGCATTGCAGGACTGCCACACTACACTGCAGTTGAACAATCACCTGCCCACGGATGATCCCTACTACATCAAGTTGTGGGCGGAGATCGATGCTATCCGTGAGCGCCAATTCAAACTCTCAAAAGGACACTAATGGCAACAGCAAAGAAGGTAGCGGCGAAAGCCGCGCCAAAGAAACCAGTGGCAACAACTCCAGTCAAAAAAGCTGTGAAGCAAGAACAAGAGTTCAGCATGCCTATGGAGGTCAAAGACTGGATTGACCAAGCTATGAGCCGTTTAAAGAGCTTGCAGAGCAAGGTGGATCGCTTAGAAGCCGAGAACAAAGAACTCAAGAGTTACAAGAAGTGGGCAGAGCACCGCATACTTGGGAGTAGCCCAGAGTGAGCGCACAAGGCAAAGAGTCTGGCACCAAGATGCCAAGGCACGACAGCAAAATCTCGTTCTACAACAAAAACGGCGATGAAATAGGCGTGATGGACTTCGCCGACAACTACTTATCCTTTGAGGGAAACGCCGAAGAGAGCGCAATCGAATTCATGGAGCACCTGAGCACCGTATTCCAATACAGACTCATGTTGGAATACAACAAAGGATACAAAGCAGGTAAAGACTTCACAAGCAAACAAACTTCAGGTTAAACTCACGTCCTATGTAATGCGCTGAAACAATTGCGTGAAAGGACATATATGGCAGAGAAGTACAAGTTCAAAGACCGTGCATGGGATGTCACCCACAAAGACGGTAGGCACCTCGACACGGTGACCGTGCATGGCGACGACGTGCGCCAAGCTTACGAAGGCTACAAACAGATCAGCCCAAGCACCCACGAAGACGAGATCCTGAACAACGCCCTATGGAAAGTACTGGATAGACATAAGATCCAACCAGATGACATTGAAGTCAATGAAAAGGTGGATAAACCAAAGAAGGTTATCCGTAAGGCATCAGGTGGACGTGTTGGTTGGTAACCACTAACATTTATCTAAAGTAGACGATTTTAGAGGAGCTAACATGGCACAAGGTGCAAAGACAGGCGGCAGGGTAGCTGGAACGCCCAACAAGGCGTCAACGGAAGCTAGACAGGCCATAGCCTCATTTGTTGATGGAAACGCTCACAGGCTCACTGGATGGCTCGACAAGGTCGCTGAGGGTGTGCAAGATGCCGACGGTGCATACGTGGTGCCACCGAACCCAGCGAAGGCGTTTGACATGTTCCAGTCGGTGGTGGAGTACCACATACCCAAACTGGCGCGTCAAGAGCATGTGGGTGACGACAACAAGCCATTGGTGATGGAGCACAACGTGAACGTGTTCGGTGAGTTGCTCAAGTCAATCAAGATGTCACGCCAAGCCGAATGAGCGCATTGGATGCAGTTCTGGCTGATCCCAGTATCCAGAAGGAATATGAAACCCTGCATCCCATTGAGCAGGCGGTTATCAATTGGCAATTGAAGTGGCTAGGACAACAGGCGCATAAGCACCAGATCGAGCCGTCGGGTGACTGGTGGAACATATGGTTGATGCTGGCAGGGCGTGGAGCAGGTAAGACACGCGCCAGCGCCGAGACGCTAGCAAGCTGGGCATGGGAGCAACCCAACACACGATGGCTTGTCTCAGCCCCTACGAGTGGCGACTTGAAGGGTACATGCTTCGAGGGTGACTCAGGGCTTATATCCGTCATACCGCCTGCACTGATAGCCAAGTACAACTCCAGCCTACATGAGATCCACCTGATCAATGGGAGCTTCATCAAGGGCATCCCAGCGTCGGAGCCAGAGCGCTTCAGGGGGCCGCAGTTCCACGGTGGCTGGCTGGACGAGCTAGCGGCATGGGAGTACCTGCGCGAGTCGTGGGACATGATCCAGTTCGGTATCCGACTAGGCCAGCGCACCAAGCTCATATGCTCGACGACGCCTAAGCCTAAGGACGTGGTGATGGAGTTGATCGAGCGTGAGGGTGACGACGTGGTGATCACACGCGCCAGCACGTACAGCAACATGAAGAATCTGGCGCCATCGTTCCAAAAGCAGATCCTGCAGTACGAGGGTACGAACCTAGGTCGGCAAGAAATCCATGCTGAGATCATCGACCCTGAAGAGGGCGGCATCGTGCGTCGTGACTGGTTCAAGCTATGGCCTGCTCAGAAGCCTTTTCCCAAGCTTGAGTACATTATCCAGTCCTATGACTGCGCAACGTCTGACAAGACCGTTAACGACCCTACAGGGTGCATTACGCTGGGTGCCTTCAAGCCATTGGACGGCGGCATGTGTGTGATGGTGTTGGACTGCTGGCAGGAGCACCTACAGTATCCCGACCTGCGCCCCAAGGTGATCGACGAGTATGAGACGGTGTACGGTGAGGGACGAGCGAAGAAGCTGGTGGACTTGATCCTCGTGGAGGACAAGAGCGCTGGTATATCCCTGATCCAAGACTTGCAACGTGCTCACCTGCCCGTGCATGCGTACAACCCCGGCAGGGCGGACAAGATCCAGCGCCTGAGCATCGTGGCTAACATCATCAAGGCAGGGCGTGTCTGGGTGCCTGAGAGCACCGTCAAGAAAGGATTTGTGAGGGACTGGGCTGAAGGCATGGTCAGCCAGATCTGCTCATTCCCTGAGGGTACGGTGCATGACGAGTTCGTTGACTGCATCTCACAGGGATTACGGTACATGCGTGACGCTGGATGGATCAGCATCGATGCACCACCACGCGAGGATCTGGACGAGGACGACATCTTTGATGCTGACGAGTTCAACCAACGTGCGCGTGGAAGAGAGAACCCATATGCAGTTTGAAACTGTAGTTAACTACACTTTGAAAAGTGTGGACGTGCCATGTTGGTGAAGGCATAATGGGCGGCATTCATGAAGGACATTCCATGATCCCAAGCAAGCCCCCTATGGGCATCAATGTAGCGAGCGATACCAAGGCAGGGCTGAGGTACGCTGACATGATTGTCGATGGGCAGAAGACCCTTGAGTCACGCAACAGCGACACACTGCGCCCATACGTTGGTAAGCGCGTGGCGATTGTCCGCACTGGTGAAGGCAAGGCTAAGGCTATTGGTGAGGTTACTATCGGTGAGCCGAAGGTGGTGAACCAAAAGCAGTTTCGTGCGATGGAGGGCGACCACTTAGTCCCCAAGGGATCGAGGTTTGACATCAATACGCCGACCAAGCATTTGTACCCTATGCATGATCCTGTGCGGTACGAAGAGGAGCGCGACGTTGGTCACGGTATCGTGTCGCGCAAGGTAATACATAAAGCTAAAGGTGGAGCAGTGAAACCTACAATAGATCAGATGCGCCAAGCACTGGCAAAGGGTGGCAAGGTCGAGGTACGCCCCACCGTCAAAGATGAGAACTTGATGCGCAAGATCCCTCAGATGGAAGCGGCGGCTAAAAAGGTCGAAGAGGGCAAGATGAGCCACGAGGCTTACGACAAGGTGGTTGCCAAGCACAAGCCTGTCAAGCCGTATGAGTTCGTACCACAGCCTGCGTCAGACGAGGATGCTGACCGTGCATTGATGGAGAACAAGAAACCCCATTGGCGAGGTCACGAAAACTGGCCTTCAGGTCGCAAAGTTGGCTTACGGTTGGACATCCCTGCATACGAGAATCACGGCGTTTGGGTTAACTCCATCCATGATGAAGAAGGTAAAGGCGACGACAAGCGCAACACATCGTATGGTTCAGTGTCGTCGGTAAAGAACGCCACGTTTGATGCTGGCCCAAGCAAAGCGATTAAGGTTGCCACTGGTGAGCAGAACAAGGCACCGTTTGCACGTATCAAGGGTGAGCTTCACCATATGAGCGAAGACGAGGCAGTCGAGCACATGCAGAAGAACCTGAACCACAAAGACTACATTCAAGTGGGCATGGATCCTAGGCGTCATGGCTACTTCTATGACCGTAAGACGATGAAGCCTGTAACGCATGCCAAGCACGTTGTGCAGATTGGCCCATTGGTGCTGGCGCATAAGCCTACCTATGGTGAGCGTGAGACGTATGCCAAGGGCGGCAAAGTGCAACCAACTCAACATGAAATGCGCCAAGCACTATTGCGTAAGGCAAGCGGTGGAGTTGTGCGCATGGCTGGTGGTGGCATCCTTCAGGACGTCATTAAGAAACCCGATGCCTCAAAGCAATTAAAGGGAGTCGTATTGTCTGGTGCAAGCTGGCTGGCTGGTGATCAGAACACTAAGCTTGCTAATCAAGCCTTTGGTGAAGACGTTACGAACACAGCGGTAGGTGGGTACAAGACAGCAGATGTGCTGAACCAACTGAACGTATTTGAGAGGGATGGAGGCACCTTCGCCCCCGGCACCACGGTGGTGTTGGACATCGGTGCTAACGACATTGCCACTGGTGTAGATCCGTCGATCACACGCGCCAACTTAGATGAGATTGTCTCTAGGCTTGGTGAAAGCGGCGTCAACATTATTATGTCTGCCCAACCGTTTGCTAACTCGTTTCAAGAAGCCATTGACAACCCCAACTTGGTGATGAACGAGATGTACAGCGACATTGCGGCAAACAACCCGAACGTAACAGTCGTTGATGCAATGTCGGGGTTTTTGAATCAAAAGAACCTGATGGATGAGTCTGGTTTCCACTTAAACAATGAGCAGTCAAAAGCAGATTACATCAACAAGTTTGCGGATGCATACAAGGCTAGAAACCAAACAACTCCAGATGTTGTAGACACCACGTCTACTAACACGAATCCTATTGGTGGATTGACAGCAACCACGCCAGCAGACAATGTGCAAAACAACACGAATCAGTTGGCAGACGCGACTAAACTAGTGTCACCATTGGAGCAAGCTTCATTGGTTGAGCAGACACCAACTCCACCAGAGCCGATACAGCAGGCGTCCTACAAAATGCCTGAGTACGACACAGAGTCAAACCGCTCATTCAAGAATTTTGATGACTACGGCGGTGGCATGATGGAGCGAGCTAAAGGCGGTGAAGTAAGAAGCCCATTTGACTACGAGAACCCATCACACGTTGAAAACGTCGCTGGTATTGCCGCCAAGCATAGGGACTTCAATCAGATTCCTGATGCGGCTAAACACTTGGCTGGCGTGTTATCGCAGGGCAGTTACAAGTTTGTTGAAGACCCACGCATTCAGAGTGCCATCAAGCAAGCAGGTCACAACGGCTACTACATAAGTGGCAAAGATGGCAAGCAACAAATTATTCGCAAAGCCGAAGGAGGCGCTGTGTTACCTATTGAACAAGTCAAAGCTCAGATGATGAACCGATTCAAAGGTCTGAATCAACTCCAATCCATTGGCGCCGAGGAAGCCCCCAGCATGGGCATTAAAGCGTATGTACCTACCACTGGTAGCCCAGACGCTGGTCGCATGCCTGTAGGCGGTATTGACACGTCTCAAGGGGATCTGCCTGTTGGTGGGATCGACATGAGCAAGCAACAGCCCGGTCACCAATTGATGCCCAGCCAACCGGGTCAGCAACCCGGCATGGGGCAGGTGCCTATGGCTGACCAACCCCCTATGGATAGCATGCCTGTAAAGGGCGCAATGCAACCACAGCAAGCTGGAAGCAACATCTTGAGCATGACCCCCCAAGGACAAGCGATGGCGGCTCTAAAGCCCCAAGGTTTGGCTAAGGGCGGTAGCGCTAAGTCAGTTGACGAGATGAAAGCTGAGTTGGCGGCTAAGAAAAAGGCACAAGCGGCACCAGCGGCAAGCGACGACGATGATGATGAAGAAGAGGTGAAAGCGCCGTCCAAACGCATTTTGGTTAAAGCTGAAGGCGCTGGCGGAGTGACTGGTATTGTAATCCCGCACCATATGCTTCATGGTCGCAGTTGGATCAACAAAAAAGGCAAGAAAGTTGTGGTGCCGGGACTTAAAGACATCAACAAAGCACGTGCTGAAGTTTATGGTTCTGAGAACCGTGATCCCTTGAGCATTGGTCAAACGGGCAAGATCCATAAAGAAACACTTGAGGATCACTTTGCCAAGCCACTTAAAGACCAGTTAGCCTCAGAGAAGGAAGCGACTGCACGTTTGCGAGCCGCTAAACACTTGGGTTCCAAAAACAACACGTTGGACGAGTCTGAGAAGCTGGATACTGTGCGTCATGAGACGGACGAAGAGGGTCGTACCCACGTTGGATTTGCTTCTAAGGGTGTGGCAGGTCATGCACTGTACACATCTGGACACGGCAAGAATGAAAAGCATCACATCATCAACACTTGCCCCGGTCAAACAGAGGGCTGTGGTGGCGGTAAAGACTCAAAGGGTGTGATCGACACTAGCCGTGGTACCTGCTTTGCACCCAATGCCGAATCACAGTACGTGCATGCGGCTGTTCGTCGTGCAACACACGAACAAGCCAAGCACGACCCCAAGATGACACGCGATTGGATTTTGGCTCATACAGGATCAATGCGTGATGCGGCAAACAAAGCAGACAAAAGTAATCAACGACTTTTGTTCCGTCCTAATGTTGTGGACGAGACTGACGTGTCTTCACGCCACGTGATCCGTCACTTGAATGAACAACGTAAAGTAAACGACAAGCCACCAATTATTGCTAACTCATACGGCAAGACAAATGAGTTGCATGACCCTGAGAATGGTTACCATGTGACGCATTCGAACGTAGGCCCAAAGGTCAAGAAGGGTCAAGAGATCAGCGAGAATATTGCTCGCGACAAAGCCCGTGTTCGCAACACCATAATGGCGTCTGACAACAAGGGTGACTTTAAAAACGAACAGGGTCACAAGACGCCACCAAAGGGTTCGTACATGGTGACTGACGTTAAGCGTGGCTCTGAAATGTCTAAGAACATGGAGAAGCACATCACTCACGCCAAGTACTGGACGACTGGACGTGAACAGTATGAGTTGACACCGCAAGAGAAAGAAGAAGGCGCAGAAGGACATTTTGGTGGCAACGGCAAGCCTTCAAGCGAAGACGAGGCTCACTATGGTCATAAAACCATTGATGGAAAGCGTTATGACTACCAGAAGCAACACATCTTGCACCCACGCTTGGTGAACGTTCCTATTCGTAAAAAGAACAAAAAGACTGGTGAAATGGAAACTAAGGATCACATGATCCCTACAGATTCACGTTTCAAAGACACTGAGTTCTTGCCCAAAAATAAATTTAAAACTAAAAATGGCAAAGACGCTGGTCACATCTTGATGACCACGCCTACTGAGTCCACAAGTAACATTGGTCACGAGACTTCATTCACTCACAATGTAAGCCCCAAGCACATCGAGCATGCAATTGAGAACAAAGGCGAGTACGAAATTGACAAACCAGAAGATCAAATTAAAGCTTCTAACAAAGAGTACCGCGCACCACAATCAATTAAGTTTTATGCTGGAGGCGGTCAAGTTGGTGGTCGTCACATTGGCTTTAGCGATGATGATTTCCATGCGTTCCCTGAGCAAAACGTGGTTGCACAACGTCACTTAGCTATGCGTGGACATGATCATGAACCAGTTGCAAAACACGGTTTGTCGAATACCAAACGCAAAGTTACAATGAACAAAGACATGGACACCATGTTGTTAGAACTGACACGTAACAAGAAAGCCAAATGATGGACGAACTTGACCCAACACAAGATCCCATGATCACTGAGAATGAAGACGGCAGTGCTGATGTAGATCTGCCTGATGATCTGTCTGAGATCGAGGAGATGCCTGATGGATCGGCTGTTGTCACGATGCCTGACGGTGGCCCTGAAGAAAATCCAGACTTCTACTCCAACATGGCGGAGTCATACGACGAATATGATCTGTCTAAGTTGGCTATGCGTTATACCGACTTGCTCAAAACTGACAAGTCAGCGCGTGAGCAGAGGGATAAGCAGTACGAAGAGGGTATCAAGCGCACGGGTATGGGCAATGATGCGCCCGGCGGCGCCACCTTCATGGGTGCCAGCAAGGTAGTTCACCCTGCTATGGCTGAGGGCTGTGTTGACTTTGCCGCCAAAGCTATTAAAGAGATGTTCCCACCTGACGGCCCTGTTCGCACTAAGGTGCTGGGCAAGATGGACGACATTAAATCTGAGAAGGCAGAGCGCAAACGCGACTACCTAAATTGGCAGATCACTGAGCAGATCGAGGAGTTCAGGGATGAGCAAGAGCAGTTGCTGACGCAGTTGCCATTGGGTGGCTCACAGTACTTCAAAATTTGGTTTGACGAGCAGAAGAAACGTCCCTGCGTGGAGTTTGTTCCAATTGACAGGATCATTTTGCCGTTTGCCGCGAGTAACTTCTACACAGCACAACGTGCCGCTGAGGTTCATGAGATCACCGCATGGGAATTCAATCGTCGAGTAGCCAGCGGTATGTACCGCAACATCGACATGATCCCCAACACGATGGAGCCTGAAATGTCGAAGGCTCAGAAGGCGACCAATAAGATTGAAGGTAAGAAGTTTGAAGACAACGACGATGGTTTGCGTAACGTCTACCACATCTACACTTACTTGGAGTTAGAAGAAGACAAGTACACCAAGGGTGAGATGGCTCCTTACATCATAATGATTGACGAGTTGGACAACGAAGTCATTGGTCTGTACCGTAACTGGGAAGAGCAAGACGAAACGATGACCAAGCTTGATTGGATTGTGGAGTTCAAGTTCATTCCTTGGAGGGGTGCATATGCGATTGGATTACCTCATCTTATTGGCGGTCTGTCTGCCGCTCTTACAGGCTCTTTACGCGCTTTATTGGACTCTGCCCATATCAATAATGCCGCAACCATGCTCAAGCTCAAGGGCGCAAAGATGTCTGGTCAGTCACAACAGGTGGATGTGACGCAGATTGTGGAGATTGAGGGAGCGCCGGGCGTCCAAGACATTCGCCAGATCGCCATGCCCATGCCGTTTAACCCACCTTCAGAGGTCTTATTTAGGCTCCTAGGCTGGTTAGATACAGCGGCGAAGGGGGTAGTGTCCACCTCAGAGGAAAAAATTGCTGACGTCAACGCTAATGCCCCTGTAGGCACCACTCAAGCATTGATTGAGCAGGGAGCGGCGGTGTTCTCATCGATCCACGCACGTTTGCATGAGTCACAAGCGCGTGTATTGAAGATCTTGTGCCGGCTAAACCGTTGGCACTTTGACGAGATGCGCAAGTCTGACGTGGTTGCAGATCTGGAGATCAGCCGCGAAGACTTCCAAAAGAACACGGACGTAATTCCTGTATCTGATCCGCATATCTTCTCTGAGACACAGCGTATGGCTCAGATGCAAGCTGTGTTGTCATTAGCAGATAAACACCCTGAGCAGTTCAACATGAACAAGGTGTTGGCTCGCTCGCTCAAGCAGATGAAGATACCTAACATCAATGAATTGATGAAGGATGTCCCATCGCCTGAACAGCGTACTTCTGCTGACGAGAATGCGGCTATGTTGATTGGTCAGCCAGCGTATGCGTACATGCAACAGGATCACATTGCTCACATTCAGGATCACTTGCAATTTGCGATGAACCCATTCTTGGGCCAGTCACCGTTTGCAGATCCCGGCTACCTGAACAACCTGATCGAGCACATTAAGCAACACATGACCTTGTGGTACTTGAACCGCAGTAACGGTTACGTGGCTCAGTCTCGCAACGGTAAGCCCGTGGACAACTACGATGATCCAATGCTCACAGGCACCATTGACCAGCTTTACACGGCTGTTGGTGCTCACGTTGGCATGGATACAAAGGAAGTGTTTGAGCAGTTTGCTCCAGCGTTCCAAGCGCTTATTCAGCAAGCACAGAAGCGCAAAGATGCACAGAAGCAAGTGCTACCGCCAGATGCACAAGTTGTCAAAGACACAAACATGGCAGAGACTCAGCGCAAGACGCAAGAGGATCAAGCTCGTTTGCAACTCGACACTCAAAAATTGCAGATGGATATGCAAAAGCACCTCGAAGACAACAAGACAAAGATTGCCATCGAGAATGCAAAGCTGACACATCAAACGATTACGGATATTGCAACTACGCAAATGCCCGAAACCGCGCCTACAATGGGCGCACCAATGGCAGAGATGCCGCAACAAGGTATGCCAGAAGGCATGCCACAACCTCAAGGAGTTCCAAATGTCAACATCTGATCAAGAACAAAAGAGCGTGTTGGTTCCCCAGCACAAGCGCTTGGCTATGGGCGAGAAGCTCTCAGGCCAAAGCATGCAACCTAAGGGTAACGGTAAGCCCCAAGGTGGTTTGTCTCAAGCTAAGAAAAAATGATTGAACAATTGATCCATGTGATCAAGATTCGACAAGCAGAATTGGCGCAGTCCCTTGCCTTGGGGAATGCGTTCAACTGGGAGTCATACCAACGGATGGTCGGTGAGTATCAGGGGTTGAAGTACACCCTTGATTCACTGGACAACATCCTGCAAGAGCAAGAAGGTAGAGAAGATTAACCCCAATCCTTGGGGCTAAAGGCCGCGCTGAAAAGTGCTTTAACGATGCACCTGAAATATGGTGATTTTTAGGAGTGAGTATGAGTGAGAAAGAAAAGATCCCGACGATTTCGGGAAGTGAAGGCGTACCCGATCAACAGGAGCTAAAGTGGGCTTTCCCCGACGTGAGTCCGGGTCAAAAGCCGTTCGGTGGTCGCGTAGTTGTACAGCTACGACGCATCAAAAAGACAACTGCCAGCAAGATCATTTTGGTTGCCGAAACCAAAGAGACTGAGAAGTGGCAGAACATGATTGGTCGAGTGGTGGAGATTGGCCCTCTGGCCTTTAAGAACCGCGAGACTATGGAGTCATGGCCCGAAGGTAGCTGGGCAAGCGTAGGCGACTACGTGCGAGTACCTAAATGGGGCGGTGATCGTTGGGAGCGCGAGGTTCCTAACGAAGAGGGTAACGAAGACCCTGTTCTTTTTATGACCATCAACGACCACGAATTGATTGCGAAAGTCACAGACGATCCGCTTTCATTCAAGGCTTATGTTTAATTGGAGAATTTCATGAGTACTGAAGACAAAAAAGAAGTAGATTTGAACATTGAAGAGACGAAAGACGGCTCTGCAGTGATTGATCTGCCTGAAAGTATGCTTTCTTCTGAAGATGGAGACGAAATTGCCGAGAGAAGTACTGGCGGTGACGTATCTGCAGAAGAAGATGACCATCCTGATGACTCTGATGCTGTAAGAGCGGCAAAAAGAGCACGTCGCAGGTCTAAAAAAGACCTGATTCGCAAGACGAATGAGGAAAAAGACGCTCGATTGCAACAACTGCAACGAGAAAACGAAGAATTCAAGCGTCGTTTGTCTAATGTGGAGCGTGAGACTAAGAATAGTCAGATCGCACGTATTGACAAACACCTAGAAGACCAGAAAGTGCGCTTGGAATACGCCAAGATGAAGCTGTCCGAGGCTGTACAAGCTGGTGACGGTGACGCGATGGTGGAAGCGCAGACGATGTGGAACGAAGCGCAAGCCGCAGTGGGCGAATTTGCTCGTGCAAAGCAATCTGCAGAGCGTGAAGCACAAAATCGCAACGACACACCTGTTGTTGACCCTACAGTGCAACGCAATGCCGCTGACTGGATGCGTCGTAATTCATGGTATCGCCCAGATACCTCAGACCGTGACTCGCAAGTCGCCAAAAAGGTTGACGAACTGCTAGTTACAGAAGGAATGAACCCCTCTGATCCAGATTATTGGGATGAATTAGATAATCGCTTGCAAAAAGCATTACCACACCGCTACAATGACAACAACGACAGTAATTCTGCTGTTAGAAAACCGAGGAACGTTGTGGGTAGTTCAGGTCGTGAAGCTTCAGCCGCATTTGGTGGTAACAACCGCACACAATTCGTGCTTTCTCCCGAACGGGTCAAAGCTATGAAGGAAGTGGGCGCTTGGGACAACCCCACGCGCAAGAAAGCAATGATTGAAAACTTCATCAAATATGACCGTGCAAACGGCACCCGTTAACTAATACTTGGAAAACTATCATGACTGAATCACGTCTCAAAAAATCTCTCAACGCTGGTGGACGCAAGGATCGCGGAAGCGAGGATGCAACCCGCACAGCACCTGAGGATAAGTTCATTTCTACGCAGGAACGTCGCAAGATGTGGAGCGAGGAGTGGACGCAATCAGCCTTGCCAAAACTGCCCAACATGGATGGGTGGCACCTTTGCTGGCTTTCGACAACCAACAGCTACGACTCCATCGATAAGCGGATTCGCCTAGGGTACGTTCCAGTTAAATCTGAAGAGTTACCGGGGTATGAAGACTATCGCGTGAAGGCGGGAGAACATGTTGGGTATATCTCTTGTAACGAAATGTTACTGTTCAAACTACCTATGGATGTATTTCAAGAGATCATGATGCATCATCATCACGACCAACCTCGTGAAGAAGCTGAGAAGATTCGTGTTCAATTGGAAAGCTTGCAAGGTCAACGTGACAGCAACGGTAAGCGACTTGTGGATGTCGAGGGTGAAGGTATTGGTAATTTTGATCAACAGCCAAGCAAAACGCCCGTATTTTCGGGCTAACCAAAGGAGTCTATTATGAGTTCAACCTCTGCTCCGTTCGGCTTGCGCCCCGCGTTCCACCCTTCTGGTCTGGATCGCGCACAAGCGCTTGCGAATGGTATTACGTCTGGATATTCCAGCAACATCTTGAAAGGTCAACCCGTTCAATACGGTACGACCGCTAACTCTGGTACTCTCGGTACTATCATCGCCGCAGGCACAACTGGCGCTATCGCTGGTGCGTTTGCTGGTGTTGAGTGGACTGACACTACTGGACGTCGTCGCGTGAGCAACTACTGGCCTGCATCTACTGCATACACCACTGGTTCTTGCGTAGCTTACTTCTACAACGATCAAAACATCGTTTATGAAATCCAAGCTGACGGTTCTATGGCTCAAACCACAATCGGTAATGAGTTCAACCTAAACAACTTGACTGCTGGCTCGACCACTACTGGTCTGTCACAAGCAACCTTGAACTCCGCTTCTGCGGCTGGCAATGGTTCGCAAGCCCAAGTTCGTGTGGTTGACCTCGCACCCTACGTTGACAATGCATGGG